GAAAGACTCCTGAAGTAAGAGAGGGAAAGCCTCCCCAAGCAAGATAGCTCAGGGAGGCTAAGTAGACTAAAAGCTAGTCTTAAGTGTTTACAGCAAGAATAAGACCGCCTTCAGTGCGGATATTCTTAGTGCCATAAAGGGTGTCGGCTGTGTACAGAGTACCGAGCCATTCCTGCTTGTACTGTGCCTGTGAACGAACATTAAGCTGTTCAGCAAGTACGAAAGCATCTTTGTGGAACATCATAGAACCACGAACATCACCACCAGAAACAGCAGCGTTCTGAGCAGCAGTTTCGATAACAGGCACGTTAGAAGATACATAAATATCTACACCGTACAGGCTACCAATCTTACCGTTGTCAACACCACGATTTCCTACGAAATCAGAGCTAACAAAGCGGTCAATGCCCATCAGATCGCGCCTAACTGAAGGCGGGATAACCCAAACACGACCTGCCATAGGCACATCGTTATCGTCCAGGACTTTGATGGCACTGCGAAGAGTAAGGTCAGTCACTGCGTCAGCAGGAATAACAGTATCTTCAGCATAGGCCGTCAGAGTACCAGCAGCATCGTTAGGGTAGTAAGAAGCTGAGTTTACCCAATCAGAGGGTGAATCAGCACCAAAAGCAACGGCAGTACCGTCACCAAGGCCAGTACCAAGCATAAACAGGTCGTTATCAACCTGTGTTGCAAGGCCGTAGCCAGCATCGTCTGTGTAATACCTACGCAGGGAAGCGTGAGCCTGTACGTCAGTAATATCTTCGATGATACGAGAGAACTCGTAATGTTTGTCGATAGAAACCTGTACTTCAGTTTCTGTCTGGTTCTGTACGGTTACAGCAGTGTTTTCAGCTTTCGCATTGGCACTACCGCGCAGAGGTTTAGGCAGGTGAATTGTGTCACCTTTCTTGCCAACCATGTTGATTTTAGTGACATGGTTTGCCATAACAAGATTGGATTTGTATGCAGCAATAACTTCATCCGACCACATTTCGGGGATAAAGGTTGCTGCGCTAGTGTTGTCTACAAACCCGCCTGTAGCGGGATAAGTTGAAGTAGCCATTTAGTGCTCCGTTGAGTTAAGGTTTATTTGACCCTTTTATCAGCGTATGCTTGCATAATTTCGTCTTGCATTGACATATATCGATCAGGGTCTTCAAGTTTAAGTTTAATAAGGTCTGCCCTTCGATATGTTTTTTTACTTGTGGAGGCTCTTGAAGCCCTTCCTGAACCAGTGGAAGCTGCCTTGACTTGGTTGCTCCTAGCTTTCTTTTCATCGTCAACTATGTTGCCTACCAAGTTCTGATGCTCCCCGTACAGTGCAAACATCTCATCCATAGCACCAAAATCAAGCTGTTGCGACCTAGCATATAAAGACTGCCTAGTCTGTGACCCTTGAACCCACTGCTTAAACTGAGGGTCATTGAGCCACTTGATTGAATCTGGATACTTAGACGTAATAGCATTTGCTTGCGTCTGAGCATTGAAGTTATTAGCAGTCTCCTCTGCCTTTTTAATTGCAGGGTGCTTGCTAATCTTATCTTCTATTGCCCTATCAGGGTCAGTAAAAAAATCAATATCTTCGGAAGACTGTTCTTCCTGAGGATTTACCGTCTGAGCCGTGATAAAATCATCTACAATTTTCCGAAGCTCCCCTACTTCATTACCTTGAGAACCTATCTTCTGCTCTGCCTGTTGGTGCATCGCTACAAGTTCTTCTACTGACTTACCTTGATACTTTTCTGGTACGTCTGGTATTGACTCTTCTGCTACAGTTTCCTCTTCAGGCTGTGCAATGTCGTCTAAGTTGGGTGTTTCTGCTTCAGGTTGTACTTCTTCGTTCTCTGGACGATCTTCAATAATTGTTGCCATTATTAAACTCCGTGCTTAACATTGTGGAGGTTTGACTAAATGAGGGTCTACCAATCAACTTTACCGTGATTGTCGATTTGCCTCTGCTCTTGCTTCATCTGCTTTTCTCGTTTATTAAGCCATCGAATTGTCTCACCAGGAAAATCTCCCGATATAGGGTCTAGCTTAGAACGGATTGGAGAGATGATGCGTTGCGCGGTTGCGCCACATTCCTTACACTTGGCAGTTTTATCTTCTCTGTTAACAAGTGATTCAGTGGTGTGACCGTCAGGGCATTTGAAATCATAAATGATTCTCATACTACTGCTCCAACGGATTTTCTGTAGAATCCTCAGATTTG